TCGTCACCGGCAGCACTGTCACCTCGGACTCCGTGGGAGGTTCGCCCCCGTCAGCCGTGTAGACCCGATCGTCATCGGCAACGAGGTCGAGGGTCATATAGTCCTGTCCGGCCGAGCGCGCGCCAACAAGCAGGCAGTCCTGGACGAATGACCCGGCCGCACCCCAGACCGCGACGCTGGGCTCCATCGCGCCGTCAAGCGTCACAATGAAATCCGCCCAGTCGCCATAGGCGATGATCGCGGCGGTCAGGTCAGTTACATCGGCAATGAGTTGATAGGCCGTGGCACCGGCTGTGACGAGCACAGGGCCCCATGCGCTGCCGTCCGGCTTCTTCAGCGCCAGATAGCTGTCGGCACCCTCTTTGAGCGTCACGGGCGTGCTCACGGTCAAGGTGCGGGTGGCCTCATCGAAGTCGACCACGTCGGCGGACGCCCCCCATTCGAGCAGGGGATGAGACACCGGCACAAGGTCGCCGCGTTTGACGAAGCGGCCTTCGAGCTCGACGGTGCCACGCGGGAATATACGACGATATTTATTCTGGGCTGCCAGATACATCCCGTATTGCCACGCGCGCGTCCGATCGGTGCACCCAAAGAAGGTGACGGTGGCAGGCTTTTCCGATGCCGAACCCGGCAGCGTCGCGCGCACCGTGCGCCAGTTCCAGACGCGCTCATCGAAATAGCGAACAATCACGTCGTCGGGCGTATCCGTGTCGAAATGGACGAAGTCGGTCGAGAAGCTGCCGCGCTTGATATTGCGCGGTGTCATCATCAACCGTGAGACCGTGCGCTTCTCGTCGCGGACAAAGGAGATCGCGCTGCCGACCCGCACCGCATAGGCGCGGCCGACATGGAGGACGTCGTTGAGGGCCGACCAGACGTCGCTCTTCTGATCAAAAACACCATCGAACGTATCGCCGCGCGATATCCATGTTGCCTCAAGGGAGGCAAGGCGATCGAGATCGATCTCGGCGTCGGAGCGGCCCCAGCCGTAGACGCTGTTGCGGATGATGTCGGCGGCGGCCGCGCTGATCGAGCGCGTCGCAGTTGGGGCGCTCCATGTCTGGGTGTCGGCGTCATAGATCGGCAGCATCATTGTTTGCTTGGTATAGAAGCGCCGCGCCGTCGTATTGGAAAGCTGATTGGTGGCGCGCATCACGATAGCGAGCGTCGTCACCCGTGAGAAGGCATTCGCGCCGGGCACATAGCCTCTGAGACCCGCCCATTGAACTTCATCATAGGAACGGTCATCGGTGAGCGCGTCATTGGTGCGCATGACGCGAACCTGCCAGCGGCCGGTCGAGACATCGCTGCGGACCGTTACACGCTGCTGCTCGCGCTTGGCAAACGTATAGACCTCACCCGAAAGCAACAGCCAATCGCCGAGCGGCGTATCATAGTCGTCGATCTCGCGTGCCTCGATGCGGAGGCTGGTATTGACGCTCGCAAGCGAGCCAGTGTCCGAAACATGGAATGCACCCTGCTGCCAGACAAGGTCGCACGCGATTTTGCTGACCACCTTTCCGGCCGGGCAGGCGGCAAAGGGACCGATCCAGCCCGCGCCGTCCTCATTGGTGCCGAGCAGGATTTGACCCGAGACTTCCAGCGAGGTGATGACGTTTGCGGGAAAGAGGGTGACGTGCCCGCCGGGATTGACGATCTCGATTTCAACGTCGCTGAAAGCCCCTGTCAGGCCGTCTGTATTTGTCCAGAGCGCAGTCTGCTCGATGCCGATCTCATCGACCGACTTGCGGCCAAGCCCGAGGCTGAAGAGCTGATAGAGGTAGAGGTCATTGTCGCGATATTCGGTATAGGGCTGGGCGGCAAAGTCGGGGACCATCTTGTGATAGCCATATTGCACAGGCTCGACCGTATCGAGACGCGCCTGATTGCCCTGCGCATTGAGACTGTAGGTCGGCGATGCCTGGCCAAGGTTTGACAGCGCCCCATTGGGGTTTGCGGCCTGCTGTGGCGGCAGGATGGCATTGACCAGATAGCCGCTGAGAACGAAAGCGCCGACGCGTGCAGCAGCCAACCCGTAGCCGCTGAGGCCCAGTCCGGCCGGACCGGCGAAGTAAACCGCGACGACGACGATCGCGATCTGTAGCACCGAGCGCAGGACGTCCTTGCCACCTCCCTGTCCACCGGCAGGCAGGGTGACAAAGGCGAGCCGATCGGCTTCGTCAAGTGGCCGTTCCCATTCATCGCGCGGCAGCCATTCCTCATTGAGAATGCAAAAATGCGGCAGCCGATAAAGTTGACGATCGGCGATCTCCGCAATGGTCTCGCCCGGCGCGCAGACGAAAGGCTCTGGCGGCATGAAGGCGGCAGGCGCATGGACATGAATGCCGTTCATGAGGCCGCTCCTCTATAGGAATAAAAGCAAATCTTGCCCCAGCCCGAAGCCCTGAGGGCCGCTGTGTCATCGCAGACGAGCCCGGCGAACGACGCGCAATGCACCACCACGCCCCGGTCGATGTCGAGGAAAGTGCCAATATGGAAAGGCTCATGCATGTGGCTCATCGTGACGGCGTCGCCATGACGCGGCCGACCCGCATTGAGACGCCATGCGCGGCGCGTTCGATTGAGGGCAAGAGCGCTGAGCACTGCACGACCGCTCGCATCTGCGCCAAGATCAATCGACGAGACCACGCGGCCGAACAGGTGCCATTGGACTAGCTGCATCATCGCATAGCAGTCGAACTTCACCGGGCCACGGCACCCGAGCTCATGCTTGATGCCAACTGCCATGAGCGCACGCACGAGCTCGCCGCCCTCGCAGCCAATGGGCGGCAATCCGGGAGGCGGGACGAGGTCCACTGCATTATTGGGAGAGAGAAGGGTATTCATCGCTGTCGTATGTGGTTCCCGGAAAGCTCTTGGAGGTTGGGTCTGAGAATTGTGCCTTACCCGACACACGCAGCATGGTGACGGTGGTGCGCTTGAGAGTGAGGCCGGATTGAATGAAATGCGGGCCGCTTGGATCGTCGGCAAAATACTCGCGATAAATGACCTCGATCTCGCCGGGCTCTGTCGTCGAATTGCGAAGCGCAATGCCAAGGTTGCCCGGCACACCGTCGATCGACAATGTGATCTCGGGCGCGACATTCTCTTCAGAGCCCGGAGCCTCCGCGGTGAACTGGGTGGCGACAAAGAGCACGCTCTCTCCCGCATTGCGCGGCGCACTGCCTTCCATCGTCAGCATACGCCCGAAGACGACCGGGTCTTCCGTGATCAGCACACCATGATCGCGCACGACGCGCGCTGGCACGTCGAACGACGAATGCCAGAATTCGAGCGTGTAGAAGATCGTGACGGCAGGCGGTGCCGAGGCATAGGCTTCGCGAATGGCATCGCTCCAGGCATCGGTCATCTATCAAGCCCCCGGATTGAGGCCGAAGAGCCCGACGCCCGCATAGACAGTGACGCCGCCATCGCCGCTCATCACCGAGATGAGATCGGTCGCGCTATCGGAAAACACCGGCTCGACATCGGCCGCCCAGTGCCTGCTTGCAGGCCATGTTGGCGTGGCAAGCCCAAGGTTCTTGGCCTCCAGCACAAAGGAGCTGATCGTGCCCGCCGCCTTCCAGTTGGTGACGGTCATCGCCACCGCGCCCGCCGCGAATGTCTTCTTGAACCATGATGCACCGAGGCCAAGGTCAATTTCGGTACCAGCGCCAAGGTCAGAGATGGTCTCTCCGACGATTTCCTGCGCCTGGTCGCGGGCGGTTTCAGATGCTGTTTGCGCAGCCTCGGAAGCCGTCTGGGCCGTCACCGCATCATCGCGTGCGCCTTCAGCAAGCCCTTGGGCGGTTTCAGCGCCAGTCTGGGCAGCTTCGGCTGCCGTCTGCGCATCACCTGCACTGCCTGCAGCTGCGACGGCTGTGCCTTCGGCGGCTTCACTGGCGGTCTGGGCGGCCTCGGCAGCCGTCTGGGCAGCTTCAGCGCCTGCCTGCGCGGCAACGGCTGCAGCCGTCGATGGCGCGATGATGGCGGCGGCCGTCGCTTCGGCTTCCGCGATAGTCTTGGCCAGCGAATTGACGTCGCCGCCGTCCGTGGTGACGACCGTCGTATCATCGCCATGCACGATGTCATGCGCGAGACCGAGGTCAGTGCTGAAGGTTTCGATGGCCGTTTCAAGAGCTGTTGTCATACGCGTCAACCCGGCAAGTCTACCGGTGCCTCCTCATGAATGATGGTGTGCAGTCTGTCTGCGATGGTGATCGCCAGCCCCGGTCCATATTCGCCAGCGAACCAGCGCGCATCGGCGTCCATATATTCGACGTTGCGCACCTGAAGCTTCGTGGTCACCTTCCAGACATTGCCATTGAGCACGGGCTGAAACGCACCGATGAACTGGCAAAGGCCGAGCATCTGGCGACCACCGATGAAGACCTGCATCCAGAACCATTCCGCACCATCGCGCAGATCCTCGTGGTACCAGGCGCGAAACACTTCGAATTCATCGGCCGTGAATGGCCAGACGAGATTGGGTGTCGCCGGGGAGTTCGGATAGATGAGGCGTTGGCGCGCCGGGCCCTGCTCCATGTCCGTGCGGGACAAGGGATCGTGTGGATCGAAGGCATAGCCATCGCGCATCGGTCGGAAATTGAGGCCCGCAGGCCATGTCTGTATGGCCATGCCCTAACTCTGCAATCCGCTGGCGCGATTGAGACCGAAGCGGCCAACCATCGCATCGGTGATGTCGCCTTGACCGTTGGCGATGTCGGACGCGATCGATTTCTTGATCTCTCGGCCGACTATATCGATGATCGTTTCGCCGTTCGCGCCTTTACGCGTCGTAACCTTGCTCTCGGTACCAGGAGCCGGATAATTGTTGACGATGACGTCGCCGCGACCCGAGCCGGTCTTGCCACCCTTGCCGAGATTATTGATATGTCGCGGATCATCGGCGGTGAGCACCTCTTCGCCCTTTTTGGCGATGATCGGCACTTCGTTTGCGGCAAGGCCACCCATGTGACGGCGCTGGGCATGGGCGAATGTCGAGACTGGCACAGCGCGTACGGCATTGTCATTTGCCCCTTCGCCGACGACGCCGCCGGTATGAAAGACGCCGCTACCGAACAAGCTGCCAAGAAGGCCACCGGCGTCGCTCAGCGTGCCAGCATTCGTGCCGAAGAGCGCATTCTTCAGAGGGTTTGAAATCGCCAGCCGTGTCAGCTCTTGCATGATGTCCTGCAGAGCACTGGTCGCGACGTCGGCAAGCGATGTCCAGCTCAGACCGTTCTTGGCGATCGAGTCCGACAGATTGTCGAGAGCGCTCTGACCGACCTGTGCAAGGCCGTTGTAGGCGTCTTGCTGGCGCTCCACTTCGACCGTCGCTCTCGCGTTCTTGGCTGCATTCGAGACAATCGTCTGCCCTTGAGTCGAGGCGAGATCAATGTTCTGGCGGCGCGCCTGCTGCTCGGCCTGAAGGACGGCCGTTGAGACGGCGCGCGCCTCGGCGCTCTTGCCAATGGCCTGTGCTTCGGCTTGCAGGGTCGCGAGCTCGTCCTTCTGGCCTGCGATGATGTCATTGGCGGCCGCGCGCGCCTGTTCGGCGTTGAGCCGTCCATAGGCGGCTGTGAGCGCATTGATGATCTTGGTGAGCTGCGCCTTGGCATCGCCTTCGGCAAGAGCGCGCGCCGTCAGCAAGGGACGCAGAGCCGCGTCGACCTTCGCCTTGTCGTTCGCCTGGGCAACAGTCAGTGTCCCGGCGCTCACCGCATCGTTGACGCGCTTCTGGACGCTGGCCTGTTGGTTGAGATCGAGCACCGACTGCGCGGCGGTTTCGGCCTGAGTGGCGATCGCCGCTTTGAGCTGCAGGCGGGATTGTGTTTCAACATTCGCGCCGTTCTGAAACGCCTCTGAAAGCGCCGTGCGGCGTGCCTTGGCGCGTTCGGCCGCGTCAGCACTCGTGAGCATGGCGGCAGCCACATCGAGCGTGGCGCGCGTATTGATGGCTGTCGCTGTGTTCTGGTCGGCGATGGCCTGCGTGGCGGTCTGCCGGGCGACCGTTCCAGCCCGAATGATTTGTGTCTCGACCTCGCCGGCAGAGATCGACTGACCGGCAAGCTCGACGCTCTTGCGCTCTTCGGCGATCCGACCCTTCTCGGCGGGCGAGCGTGCGGTCAGTGCCTGCAGGCTGAGATCATCGAGTCTTTGGGCCCTTTGCGCAGGCGTCAGATAGGTGTCAATCGCGTGGCCAACCGCGAGATAGGCATTGGCGACTTGGCCGAGATTATCGACGCGAGCGGCGGCGTCCTGATTGTGGAGTACGGCATTGGCGCTCGCCTGATCGGTGCGCAGTTGATCAAGCTCGCTAACACCCGGCGTGTACTTGCGACCGATGTCGCCTGCCCGAGCGGAGATCCGATTGAGATTGTCGTTGGCGGCATCGGCGCGCAGCTTGGCCAGCTTTGATTTGACGCGGGTGATTTCGTCATCGAGCTCGTTCATGTCGAGCACGCCAACACCCTTGAGCAGTACGCCTCTCGCACCGACCTTTTCAGCGGCCGTTTGGACGTTCGTCAGTTCATCGAGGTAGGCTTGCGAGGCGGGGACACCATCGACCATCCGATCGACAAAGGCACCAAGACCGTCCCAGGCATTGGAAATGCCATTGGAGACATAGTTCCACCCGCGTCCTAGTGCAGTGATTTGATCGGCAGAATTCTCAACTCGTTTGTTGAGCGCCGAGAATAATGCAGCTTGCGCTTCGTAGATCCGATTTTGCGAAGTCAGCGTCTCGATATAGCGCTTGGTCCTATCATCGAGCAGGTCGTAGGATTTCTGTAGCTCCTCCGCACCCTTTGCCGGGTCCTTGAACTTCTGCGCCAGATCGTCGATGGCGGTCGAGACATCGCTGCCGATCAGATTGGCATAGTCGCGTGAGATCGAGATCAGGCCCCGCATCGTCGCCTGGCCGATGCGGCCGGTATTCAGAAAGCTGACCTCAGCATCGCGCGCTGTCTTTTGCGAAATGCCCGACGCTTCTGCCCCCGCTGAGGCGATGGCTTCGAGGTCGCCGGGGCTGATCCCGAGTGATCGGCCACGGCCTTGCGAGGCGGTTTCAACCGCCTTGACCGATGCGAGATAGGAATGCCAGGCCGCTGCTCCGGCAACGAGACCGGCTGTAAGGAAGCCCACCGTGACTGTCGTCGCGGTGAAATAGGGAGCGACCAATGCCAGCGCATTCTTGACGCCGCCCACGGCGCTTGTCGCTTGCGGGCCCTGCTGCGCGAGGATCACGAAGGGATTGGTGCCCGACGCGAGTTGCACGCCGACGTCCTGTATTTGGTAACCCAGATTGGTGATCTGATAACCCTGCAGCTTCACCGCGCCGGTATGTTCGCGCGAGGCGGCCGTCATGGCCTTCAGTGAATTGAGGTTGCGTGAATAGGCTGTGCGTGTCCGGTCGAGCTCACGCTGGCCTTCAATCTGGTTGATGCCGCCCTGGGCAACAGCTGCGTTGATCTCTTTCTGCCGCGCCACGTAGTCACGCTGAAGGGCGACGAAGGGATTGAACTTCGCGCGCATCCCATCGAGCTTGTCGTCATATTCATTGATGGCGTTTGCCATCGCGCGTGTTTCATTTGTAAAGGCGCGGGTAGCGGCCGCCGCCTGGCGCGTCTGAACCTCCACAGAGCCAAGACCCGCCGCCGTGCGCCGCGCCTCCACCTCTGCCTGTCCGGCCGCAACGCCAAGTTGCTTCAGTTCCGCGCTCGAAAGCCGGACCTCGCTGACAAGATCGGAACCATCGGCGGTGAGCTTGAGGGCGACAACGAGATCGGTCATGCGTCACCACCTTTCGCCCAGGCGAGATCTGCATCAGACAAGGCGCAACCGCTGAGAACGCTCAGCGCCGCTTCCTCCATCATCTGCAGCCTCTCGATCATCCTGGCTTTACCCTTCGTCTTCTTCATCCGCATCAGCGCGGCGACTGCCACATAATCGAGGCCAAACCACATCAGACCCCTTTCGGTCGGTGCGACCCGCCATTGCGTTTGCAACGACAGGAAGAGAAGCACCGTCTCCCTGTTGGCTTCCGCAATCGGGAAATCTCGCCGCTTGGTCAGGGCCTTCGGTTTCACCTCACCACCGAGCTTTGCCCATTCCTTCGCTTCTTCTTCATCGATCGGTTGCGGCGCTGATCGATCTTCCGTGCCTGAGATTTTGCGGGCCCAGACGATCGCAGCGCCTCTCAGTTTCCCAGACGCGGATCTCCGTTCTGGTAAGCCGTCCAGGCGCGATTGAACCCGATGCGGTTCCATGTGAACTGAAGAACCTTGTCGAGCACCTCAGTGGAGAAGGGGATCGGCTGCTGTTTCTGGTCGACAACGCCTTTCCAGCCCTTGACGACACGACGAAGCAGGACATTGCGCTTCGAGGTATCGCCAGCGATCTCGGCGGCCGACACTTCATTGTCTATCTTTTCGGCCTCGTCATGCTCCAGCGTTTCGAAAAGCACCTCAAAGCGATGCTCGACAATTGCGCCAGGCGTGGCGCTCGAAGGGGCCTTGACGACAACAGGCCACCAGTGCTGGAGAGGTTCGGAGAAAAATTCAAACATGTTTCAATCCTTGTGAATGGGGGTGTTCAAAGGGGTGGGCAAAAGCTCAGGTCAACGCGATCGTGAGATCGTCGTCGCCTGCATCGAAGGTCGGGACGAAAGGCAGCGTGAGATTGACGATGCCCTGCGTCTGGCCATAGCTCGGCGGATCGATCTCGCATTTGGGCGCGCCGATCGTCACGATGTTGCCCGCAGCCGTGCCATGCACGACGGCGAGCGCACCACGCGTGCGAGCCCGCGAGATCGCGAAGAAGTTCTTGGCGGCAAGCAGCGGCGCTTCGATTACCATCGAGCCGGAGCCCTTGCGATCAGTGATCTGCACGCTGTCCTCGCCGACGAGGTTGCGCATTTCCACCTTGTTGCCGAGATCGAGCGTCAAGCTTTCGCCGATTGCGGCGTATCCGTGCATCGCCCATGTCGGCGTGTTCGTCTTCGAGACGATGAGGGGGTCCTGCCACGCGCTGAAGTCAGGCGAGGGCAAGGCGCTATCGGCTGCCGCCACGAGCAACCCCATGAAGTTGAAATCCAGATAGGGGATTTGCTTGGGCGTGAGCGCGATTTTCACATTGCCGCGGCCGCCCAGAAATTGATGCAACACGCCATCGAGATTGAAATATTCCGAGATGGACTCGTAGCCCGCGCTCACCGGCGCATAGGTGACGCTCGTATCGGCGACGATGGTTTCCGACATGCCGCAAGCGCGCATGAGTGGACCCCATGCAGGCGCAACGCCAGCGGTGCCCGATCCGGCAAGCTCCACCTTGAAGCTCATCTCGACATGCTCACCGGCCTGCAGGGAAGGCTGAGCGCCGAGATTGTCGAAATAGAGATTACGCTCGACCTTGTCGGCCGCCAGCGGATTGAAGCTGACATCCGTGCAGCGAATGGCATTGGCCATTGCGGTCGGCGTGGCGTCAACGCCATAGGTCGCTTCGATTTTGGCAAGCGCAGCGAGCTTGCGGAAATAACGCTTGGTCATGATTACTCCTTGGCCTTGCTCTTAGGCGTTGATTTCGACGAGCTGGTCTTGCTCTCTTCGACGGATGTTTCTTCCATCACGGCAACAGGCTCGACGGAAGCCGGTGCCGGAGTATTGGGATGCGGCGCAGGCGCGGTGCGCTCGACGAGCTCGGGCTTGGCGTCCGGGCTCTTCTTCAGATAGCTGCCACCTTGACGAACAGGCATCATGCTTCTCCCTTGTAAAATGCGGCTCCGAGCGTGTGCTCCCACCAGACAGCGCCAGCATTGGCGCGGGCGAGGCGACCGCCGACATATTCGATGGCTTCAGCGGCCGAGGCTGGCTGCCAGCCAATGAGCGTGTCGTCGATCACCTTCTTCAAGATTTCGACATCGCTTGAGGCGCGACCGCCTTTGGGATCGCCGACGTTTGACGTGATGATCATGCAGGCGATGTCCGCCTCGACGCGCTGATAGACTTCGTTGACGCGCTCGTTTTCCTTTGCCGCTTCCTCAACGACATAGACGTAGAGGGCGGGCATAACGATCGGCAGAACCTTGATGTCGGCCAGTTGGGCAACGCGCTCGATGAGTTTGAACGTGTCACCACATTCGGTCTTGAGACGCGTCACCATTTCATCGACGAGACTCATGACACACCTCCCTGAGCCGCGCTCGTGAGATAAGTGCCAGCCTTTTCGAGGATCATCGCCTTGTCGGCTTCGTCGAGACCAAGATAGGGCCGTGCCGGGATGGTGACCGTGTGATCGCCAATCGTGATCGGCTTGACGACGCGGCTCTTCGCCTTCGACCGCTTCGATGCAAAGCGCAGCTGCCCTTTGCGATTGCGCGAGAAGGTGGCCTTCTGCGAGCGGGCGTAGTGATCGATCGTCGCGCCGCCCTGGTGAACGCCGCCATAGGCGACATCAGTACCGACAAGCAGATAGTCCGGCGCGACATCTTTCGTGATGCTGTCATAGAGACGGTTGCTCTGGCGCAGGATGCGGTTATCGCCACGCTTGCGGCGGAGCGTGCTTTTGGCGAGCGCCTTCCATTTGCGGCCTTGTGGATCGGTTTCGGCCTCGAAGCGATGCTGTGTCGAAACGATCAGCGATTGCCCGATGTCTTCAAAGAGCGGTTCCGGGTCAAGCCCGGCTGCAACGACGGCATTGAGCGCCGTCTGCACTTCGGCGTCCGCAACCTGAATATGCCAACCCGCGCCCGCCATCAGAACTGGTCCAGACTGTCTTGGTCGAAAAGGGAAGGCGGGACGCTTGTCTGAACGCCGCCGATGGCAGGCTGGACGCCCACGCTTTCGGAGCTGATCTGGACAATGCCCTTGGAGACTTCGACGAGCCACTTCACCCCGTCTTCATAAGCCTGACGCACGACCTCGTCGGCAGCGCGGCCGAAGAGGTAATAGCGCGCGATGTCGCAGGCGACCTTGGTGAGGCGCGCCGGGACCGGCGAGATCGGCAGCGTATAGCGCGCGCCGACATAGCCATCAATCTGCGAGGCGACGTCATTCAGCGCATCATCGACAACAGCGTCGTCGATCGTTGTCTGAGGCGTGTGCGTGCGATCGGTGAGCTGGAGCAGCTCAAGCTCGCCGAAGCGATCGATAAGGTTCTGTTTGGTTGCGTAGGAGCTCATTTGGACATCGCCTTTGCAATAAGAAGGGCATCCGTGCCCGCGATAAAGTCACCAACGGTTTTGACCTCGTCGAGAAATTCATCGGCAAGAGCGACCCCGAGCTTCTCCTCGATCTCGATGCTGATCTCGACTTCATCGAGACTGTCGGCACCGAGCTCGTCGCGCAGCCGCGTCACCGGTGTCATCTCTTCGGGTGACATCGGGCAGCCGACAATGACGTCGGCGATGATTTCGCGGATGCGCAACGAGAGGTCGTTCATGCAGACACCGCCTGCACGAAGATGCCACCGGCATGCGTGATGCGATGGCGGCATTTGGCGGCGAGCGCCCCGATGCGCAGACGCACCACCTTGAGAGGCGGTGTGAGCAGCGCAGCGAGATAGTCGATCCCTGCCGCTATCAAGAGGATGGAAACGAAGCAGGCGACAGCCAAGCCGCAAATCAAGCCGAAAGCTGAATGGAAGAAGCGTCGATAGAGGATCATGAAAACATCCTTTCAAGGGCGGTGCCTGGACGTTGCACCAAACACAACACATGCAACGTCCAGGGCTTTGGAGAAGGACGATCACCTGCCGTCCTCCAAGCATGGGCGACAAGCGCCCTCTGAAATTCCGACCGGTGGCGACATCCATCGAGAAATGCCGCCACCGGTAAACCAGCGACAATCCCCCATCGCCGGTGATAGCGCGGGATGCGGTCCGCGCTATTCCTTGGTATCGTCTTCCTTGACCGGCTCGGTGACTTCGTCATCGGGCAAGTCGGTGGAAATCACACCGGCATCGAGCAACCCCTGCGCCACATCCATCGTGAGCTCGACGACTTCGCCAGCTTCGCGACGCTTGCCATTCACCCGCACCGCGCTCATCACGGCGAATTCGAAGCTCTGGGCTTCTTCCTTCGGCTTTGCCGGTTTGGGCGCAGCAGCAGGCTTGTCCGCCTTTGGGGCCTTCTCGGCCTTGGGCTTGGCGGGGGTCGTTGGTTTGGTGGCCATTGAAATGATCCTCTGGCGTTGCCGGTTGGGGATTAGGCGATGACGCTGGACATCAGGTAGCCAGCTTCCGCACCCACGAGCTCGGCCGAGCGTTCATCGGTCACACCGTTGATCCAGCTCTTGGCGTCGGCATCCCAGCGCGTCTGTTCGACGAAGGGATGACCGGCGAGCGTGTAGGTGTAGCCGTAGCTGGGCACACGCACGCTGGGCTGACCGCCCTGAGGCACATAGGCCAGCACGCAGAAATTGCCCCAGACATCGGTAAAGCTGGTTTCGTCGCCGTCCGTGTAGACGGCTTCACCGACCACAACCTTGTCGACATCGAAATAGCGGGCAAGGATGTCCGTCGTGATGCTGGCGCCGGACGTATATTTCAGCTTGTCGAGCAGCGCAGGGTGATCGTCGAGTGCATTGAAGATCGGCTTGGAAATCACCATGACGTTCGGATTGCGACCGATCTTGGAGCGGACCGCTTCCTTGCCTTCCTTGACAGCATCCTTGGGCTTGCTGTCGGCATGGCTCCACTGGTCGCTGCCTGCGAGCGTCACCTTGTTGGCAGCAGCATAGTTGCCAGCTGTCGTCGCCAGCGCCGCCTGAGAGACTTCTTCGTCAAGCTGCATAGCATCGAGCACGACGCGGGAAGCTTCCTGCTGCAGGTCGATACCGGGACCGGCAGCGGCCTCGCCTACGTGCTCGCGCGGCACGACGCCATCAAGCCCATGCTGGTCAAGCGAGGCGGGCTTGCCGTCATAGCCAAAGACCAGCCGCTTGGTAGCAGTGCCGGGCGCACGACGCGTGTTGTAGAGGCGGAAGCCTTCCTTGCCGAACTCGACACGTTTGAAGCCGCGAACGGGCACAAAGGCGCGGGGGAAAAGAACGCGACCGATCAAACCGGCTTGTTGATAGCCGCGCGCGAACTGGCTGAGAACCGGATCGACAACGCGGGCGGAGGCATTATTAAGCGGTGCCATAGTTTGGGTTTCCTTGGTTTGCGCAAATGCGCGTCACAACATGGGTTTCTGAGTTGCGCCGGTTAGCGCATCAGCACTTCTATAAATTCACCGGCAGCGCTGGCAGCTTCGAGCGCGTCGGCAAAGACGTATTCAGGGAGATCGCCACCGGTCAGCACGTCGCCATTGGCGGCCGACGAGGTCATGGCCGTCGCACCGGCGGCGACGGCAAGCGCGCCGGTCACCGGAATGGCGCGGCCCTGGGCATCCATGATCAGGCTGTCACCACCCGCGATGGCGGCACCGGCTTCGACGACGGTCGAACCGTATTTGACGGCGTCGCTCGCTTCTGCATCGGCGGCAGCGCGCTGGGCGATGCCAAGAATTTTCTGACCCTGTGCCGTTGCCTGCGCGCCATCAAAGCCAACACCGCGATAGGCAGCCACTGCGCCGTCGGCGACATATGTGAAAGCTTGCAAAGGTGAAGATTGTTTACCCATGAGAGTATGTCCTGTTTTCTGGCGTCCGCTCTAACGGATGGCCGGTGATGATCTGGGCTTAGCCGTGATTGACGGCGCGAACGGCGTCCATGTACTCGACGTTTGGATTTTTAGCCTGATAGGCGAGCGCCTTGTTGTGGAGCTCAAGCTGCACGGGATCGATCGTCGCGCCATCGGGGGCAGCGAAGGAAACCACGTCCTTGTCCTTGTCCGTTGCAGCCGCACGCTCGGAGAAATCAACGACCGTGCCGGACGACTTCAGCAGGTTGATGAACCAGTCGACGGGCGTCGCTTCAGTCTTGCCGTCGCCTTCACCGAACTCAACAGTCGTGGCAGCGTCCAGACCGTCGAGGAAGTCGAGCGTCGCGGGCTTCATGCCAGGCACGAACTTGCCATCGGCGATCAGCTGGTCGAGCACGAGGGCATGGGCCGCACGGCGCGTCTGCTTCTGGGCTTCCGAGAAGCTGGTTTCCTGCGTGGCGATAGCCGTCTCGCGGGTCGCGATCTGGGTTTCACGAGCATCAAGCTCCGCCTGACGGGCGTCGAGCTGTTCCTGAGTGAGTTTCACGGTGTCCTCCGTAAGGGGTTGTTCTGAGAAAGAAGGTTCGGCCTCGGCTTCGACAACAATGCGAGTGCTGTCGGCGATCATCTGGTCGATCTGGTAGGTGGGGATGACCTTGTTGGCGACGTCCTCGCCATCGCGCGTGAGGATGTAGTCGCGAATGCCGCGTGCCATATCGGCCATGTTGCGCAGCGCCCATCCGATCGTGCGTTCGCCATCGCTGAACTCGATCGTCAGCACGGGCTCTTCGTCTTCGGCGAAGGCGACTTCCTTGAGGCCCTTGACGGCGGGGGGCATCGCACCGAGGAAGCCGACATGCTTCAGGTGCCATTTGCCTGGCGTGGGGTTGCCGGGATGTTTGGGCGGATAGAAGGAGGCCGAACGCTTCTTGAAGCGACCGGCGGCCACCATATCGGCGAAAGCGGTATCCACCTGATCGGGATCGGCCATGAGGCGATCGTCTTCATAGGTCACGCCACGTATCCAGCCATAGGCCGGATCGTCATTCTTGGGATGACCGGCGACCATCGGCGCTTCGTGAAGCGCCGGGTTATAGGAGCTGGCCACTTCCGCGAGCATGTCGCTCGTGAAATTGACCACCTGACCGCCCTCTGCCGTAAAAGTGCCGGGCTTGAAAATTTCGAACGCTTTCATCTTGGCAAACCGTTCCGCATCTGTGAGGCTTGAGGTCATGAACCTCTTGAGGTCCTGACCTTCTGCCTTGCGGCTTCGCCGTGGCACCCCGACAATTGTCGGGGTCAGGGGGTTCGCCCCCCGATTTCATCCCTTTTTGGTCAGTTTGCCGCCCGGACGTCCTCAGGGGCTCGGTCGAGGGCAAATCGCCCCCCAAACGCCTCAGAGCGCGTTGCAAAATGCGTTGCAGGATTTTTCGGGTATGACGGGCCCGGAAAGGGCCCTCTGAGCGCCTGTGAGCCTTAAATCTGACTTCTTGAATTTTTGGCCCTGAGGGGGTAAAAATCGTCAGCGCCTGACGGCTGGCCGCATGCCTTCTTCCGTCACGGTGAGCGAGCGCAGGGCGTGCGGACCTGTAGCTCCCTATCCGGCCTTGTATGCCAGAACCCCCTTCCTGAGATTGTCGAGCTGAGTGCCGGGCCTTCCCGTGAAAAAGGTCAAAGCCTGCCAATAGCCCGCCTGCTCGTCCACAACCAGGGCGACGACGCGGTCCTTGCCGAGCTGGATGAGCTTCACATAGCGACGCCTCAGGGCGACGCGACCCGTGACCTTGTCCTTGGCAAAGCCGACCCAGATTTCCTGAGGCGCTTCGATGAGCTCGCGCATATAGGGCCAATAGGCTGCACGGCCCATGTCTTCAGTTCGGCCGCTCGCCAGAAGATGATCAACGACAGCATCAGTAATGGAAACGCGCTGCCCGACCGGATCAGTGAAGATAGCCTCTTCGCCACCTATCGAGCGGTGGAGAAGATCGCGCCATGCCTTCTCGTCCGGTTTGGCATCCGGCAGTATTGGTGGCAGGCGCGCGGGCTGCGTCTGTGTTGTGACGGCATCAAGGTTGCCAGCCGTCGTGCGACTGGAGCTTGGCGCTTGGAGATCAACAAAGCCGCCATGCTTCTCGATCGCATCGAGATTGGCCCCGCGCCCGAATGCGCCCTCGCCGGGATTGAAGGCAAAGCCCGGATCGATACCTTCGGGCACCTTCACTGTCACCGGGCCATCCGGCGTGTTGAGCTTGTGGGCAATCATCTTCGACGGCTCGGGGTCCGGCGAGACCTTGTAGCCATAACGCCGCATGTCGCTTTCAGACAGGCTCTGGATGGTGCACTGGCAGCCCCAGCCATTGGGAGTAAAATGCGTCTTCCACCACGGATGATCGACGGGCAGGATTGTGTTGTTCCATGCGAGATGCCATTTGCGCGGGTGCCTGGGGTGACCGTGAACGTAGCGCAGATAGGGACGCTGCGCCTTGAGCTTGACGGCCTGAGCCCAGCGCCCGGCCGAATAGGCGCTTCGCATATTGGTTTCGAAGATTGTCCGCGATCGCCAGCCGCGCGAGCCATTGTAACTCCAACCATGCGTCGAGACGATCTGGTCGAAGTCCTTGCGGAAGTCCTCAAGCGTCCTTCCTTCGGCAATCGACTTCGTCACCGCCTCGTGGAAATCGGCGACAAGCCCGTCTTTCATTGCCCCTGCAACGACGAAGGCACGGGCATGCTGATCCTGCCAGAGGTCCGTCCAGGCGCGCGTCGGCAGGCGGGTCTTGTTACGCAGATAGTCGATCGCCTCGGTGAAATGCACCGGCGCTGGCTTTGGCGCAACGCTGTCGCCTGTGGCAACCGTGCCCATATCAGTTGCCGACTTCGAGGTCGTTGCGTCCTGTCAGCTCGGCAGCGATGAGCGCGTCACGCAGCACGGCGGCGATGTCCTTGACGCCGAGCTTGGGATAGGCGGTGAGCAGCCGTTGCTCGAACTCTTGCAGCGATGTTGAAGTTTCGAGGATCTGCTTGATCTCGTCGATGAGCGCTGAAGCCGCGTCGCTTGAAAGCGTATCAGCTTGCAGGGCGAGCTCTCCGGCGACATCGCTCGGCGACACAATCGGATCGGCAAACGCGGGTGCTGGCGACTGTGTCGTACCAGGCAAAGGCGGGCCTCCCGGCAGTCCAGCCGCAATGGGCGGGACCGGTGCAGCCTTCTTCACCCAACCATCGCCATAGGTGTTCTGGACATATTCCTCGGTGGGTTCAAACCCCATCGCGTAAATCTTGGTGTCCCTTTCGGCGAGCATGCCGAGATCTTCAGGTGGATCGATCTTGCGCCAGACCTTCGGCGGTGTCGCGCCGGGATAGTTCCAGTCGGTGAGCCACTTGGCGGGGCCATTGTTGAAGCTGGAGCAGATGAGATCGGCATCGCCTTTGACGACTTCCTCACGCACGTCCATATGCGTCTGGCTCTGCGATTTCGACGAACCGTTGTCCGTCGTCATCGTCTGCGACAGGATCACCTTTGCGATTGCAGCATCCATGCGATCGACAAAGCCCTCATTGCCGACCGTGCCGCTGCGCGCTGCTTCGAGGAACTCGATCAGCATGCCATCTGGAATGATCACGCCAGACGAAGACTGGATGGCGGCAACCGCCTGCAGCAGCTTCCTCTGCTCCTCGGGCGTCGTGCCTGCAGGATATTTGCCGACGCCGGTCGGCATGCCGAATTTGTCGAGCAGCATCGACCAGAACTTGTAGCCGTTCTTTTTCAGCCAGACAGGCCAGTAGCAATAATGGCCGAGGCCGAGGCCATAGGGATCGTCGTCATTGTCCGAGCCCGTATTGAAGGTCCAGAACTTGCGCTCCGGCATGAGCTCACCCTCATAGCCGGTCATCAATGTCTGCAGACGAAGGCCCCCATCAATATCAAAGTTGAAGCGCCGCGCCTTTTTCACCTTGAGGCGCTCAAGGACGACTTCACGACTCGACGTGCTCCACAGGCATTCGCCGACCGCATAGCCATACCAGAGACCGAAGAGCATCTTGTTGGTAGCGCTATCAAAGCCGATAGCATCCAGCTGCGCCTTGAGACTATCGGCAGCCATCCGGCTGCGCCGGTCCTTCGCGCCTGGCGTTACATCCCACTCGCAAGAGACCACTGCACGCTGGCGTTGCTGGAATGTCGAGAAGCACTGCCAGTCACGCAAGACCTCTTCGTAGATTTCGAGACCGCCGCCACGCGCCGCCAGCACGCTGTCCTGCATCGGTCGCATGGTACCAAAAAAGCCGAGCGTGATATCGCGGCCATCGACTGAAGCCGCAATCTCACCCGCCACGGGCGGTGGGACCTTCTCGCCAACCGTCGTCGCATTGGCAGCGCTATTGGCGCTTGCAGCCTCCACGCCATCGCGAATAGCTTTCACCATCTCAGAAACCTCTCATGTCCGAGCCACCGGAAATAACGCCAAAGCCGATGTCGGATTGTTGCCGCCCGTCGTTGAGACCTCTCTCGCCGAAGAGGCCACCGGATACACGTTGATCGCCTGTCGATTGGAAGTCGATCTTCACGCCACCGCGCTCGGCCGCGAGGCAGGCAAGCGCGGCCGCCCAGAACATATCGGCGTGGACCGTTCCTTCCTCGACAAGCCCGTTGCCCGATCCGCCCGTCCGCTTGATGGCGCGAAAGTCGGCGCGGATCGCAGGGTCGGGAGACCAGCGGATCAGTCCCTGTTCGACGCGCTGGCGAAGTGAGGTCGCGAGATCGAGCTTGGCCGGTCCGGTAAACAGCACGCCTTCGACACGCAAATGACCGTGGCGCTTCTGCGCATCTTCGACCACCTTCTCGCCCATGCCGGTCTGGTCGATATAAGCCTTGGCGACACGGTAGTCGGCAAACATCTTGTCGAAGACATCGTCCTGCGTGTCAAAACGCACGTTGCGCTCTTCGTAGCGTTGCCGAAGCCAGAGCACATTGCCAACGAGTTCGAAGGGCCAGATAACCGCCTTGTCACCACGCCGCGCCACATCGCGCCCGATATAGACGAGCCCACCCTGATAAAATTCCGGTCGACCGGCATCGGCGTGCTCGCAAGCGGCCATGTCTTCAGGCTTGAGCCATGAGCCCGAGCCGGACTTCGGAATGCAGTCGAGTTCCTCTTCGGCATCCTCGCCATAGGTCGCGCGAATATCGGCGATCCATTCGTCCTTCGGTGGCACCGCGCCTGGTGGCGAGACGAGCTTCACGCGCTCATAGAGACCATCGGCCAGCGCTTCATTGAATGTGATCCGAAGCGTTCGACCCTTGCGCTTGCCAGCCTTGATGTCGTCGAGAAGCAGGTTAAAGGGATTGTCCACGCCGTCATGCGTCGAAACAATGACCACCTTGCCGCCCCAGATGAGCAGGGCGAGCGCGGCCTTGATGACCTCTTCGAGGTTCTTGTGAAACGCCGCTTCATCGATAATGACAAGGCCCTGCTTGCCGCGCAGCACGCGCGCGACGGATGGCAATGCAACTACCTTGAAGCCCGAAGCAAATCGGATGCGGTAGGCGGTAACGTCTTCGCCTGTTTCCAGACTGAAGACCTCTTCGTCGGCTTCAGCTGCGGCGATACCAAAGGCGCGGGCGAACATAGCCACAACGTCGATGAACTCGGTGGCCATATCCTTGTCATAGCCCATATACCAGACGTTCATGCCGCCTGCCGACTTTGCCGCTGCTGCCGTCAAGGCCGCGTGAGCAGCGAGGCCCCATGTGAGACCGATGCGTCGCGATTTCTCAATGGCGAGAAGAGACGTAGTGCCGAGCAGGCTGATCGCGTTCCCCTGATAATCCAGAAGCACCTTCTCCAAGGGCGCGCCGCGAAGCTCCTCCGGGAAGGTGATCTCTTCCTGCTTGTCGAAAGGACCCAGCAACGCCTTGAGGTCTGTCATTTGGGCACACCGAGAATGGCGCTCTTGATGGCCTCAACCGTATCGGCGCCAAGACCTTTCTCTTTGGCGGCGTCTTCGACGATTGTCGCGACGTCCTTGATGAACTTCTCGCGTTTGAAGTTCGCCGCCTTGAGCGATGTGCTGCGCGCCAGCTCAAGACGCTGGACCGCTTCGGCGGCCGCAAGCAACATCTTCATGGAAGGCGCTTCGTCGCTCATCGCTTCCTGCATCATGACGTCATAGATCATCGTCTTGATGGTCTCGGCGAGCAGAAGGCCGACGTCGCCATCGGGCTCTTCGTCGATGCGTTCGGCGATCAGCGCGGCAACGTCGCGCACTTCCTGCATCGCGCGACCGTGGCGCGCGATGTGCAGCGAATAGCGATTGAAGGCGGACTTGCTGACTGGGTTGCAGCCAAGGCCGAGGAGGCGATTGTTGAACTCCTCGCGAATATCTTCGGCGGTGCGCTTGCGGGTCTTGAGCTCTTCGATCGCCCAGCGCACATCATCGTCTGCCTCCTCCGGCAACGTATCGATCGATGACAGCCGTCCGCGCTTTCCATTGGCCATCATGTGCCACCGAGTTTTGGCTTGGCGATCCCGTCGATTGCGGTACGCCGCACCACATGATCAAGCCCGCGCTCAGTCAGCGTCGCGATGAGATAGTCTGCGACTTCTCTAACGGTGAGCGCACCGACCTCAGTGAGCCAGCGCAAATCCTGCTTGATGACATCGCGGCTGACGTTGTGACCGTAGCCGCCGATGGCGCGTTGGAGGATGCTTTCATTGAGCGTGTTGGCGGTTTGCCCCATGAGGCAGCGCAAAATGCACAAGCGACGATCCTCAGTCACATAATTGTCGAAGCTGCTCATCCTCTGCTGCCTTTCTCATTCATCAAATAATTGTCAACACGCTCAATGCGCATGGCGAGCATATTGAGCATGTCGCGAACTCCGCCCACGTCTCCCCGCACTTGCTGGATGTTGTCCGTGAGCGCCGCCATTTGTGAATGATTGGGCAGGTTCTCAACTTCGGCTTCCACGCGGACGATCCGGTCGCGCATTTCGCCCTTGTCGGCCGCGCGCTTCGCATCGATCTCCAAAACCTTTTCACGGAGCACTTCGAGCTCACGTTGCGTCGCTCGCTGGCGAGAGGCATACCATGTGTAAAAAATAGTCCCGATTGAGACGATGAGTGATGCGGTGGCGCAACCCGCCATCCAGATAGCCGGTGTCATTAGTCCCCCTGAGGCGCGGTTGAGGCCGAGCAACTACGCAATGTCTTTTCACAGAGCCGTGCGTAGTCTTGAAGGCCGGTCATTTTGATGATGGCGCGGTCGCCGTCGGCGGCGATGGCGGCAAGGTTTCGAGAAGTCGTTTCGTCAAGTCGGGCGATTGAGGTTCCATCATCCATGCCGGAGCCGGGGGGAACGACGCGGTCGCAGGCGGTAACGCGTGCTGACAGGCTGAGAGCCCCAGAAGCAAGATCAAGCTGCAGGCGATCCGTTTCCACCTTGCTTGCCATGAGTGATTTGTAGCCATCTTCATCAATCCCCTTGATGATGTCCTGAAGCCGGACGATTTCCGCGAGCGAGCTGCGCGCCTGGTCAGCCGCCTGCGTGGCAGCTGCCTCCTTCAGACCGGCGATTTCTGCCTTGTAGAAAGCCCCTTGCACCTGCATTGCAGCCCAGCCGCCTGCGCCCAGGCAAAGCACCGCAATCAACGCGTAGCCGCGCCAGCCTGCAAGCTTGGTGATGAAGGTCTCGAAGAAGTTCATGAAAACAACCACCGAACGAAATGGACGACTAGTTCGAAGCCGATAGCCAAACCGATGGCGAGCAGAACACCGTCTAGGTAGAAGTGAGGATTGGGGTCATTTCCACTCATCGTGCGCCCTCCAGCGCCATCTGGTCGCGCCAGTGGGCAATCAGGCCGACATAGGCCAAAGTCTCGGATGAGTGCTGGCCTGTCACAGCTGGCAGGCAGGCCATGATGGCGGCATAGCCGTTGGGATTGCCGCATCGCTTTTGCGCGGCGACGATATGGCCGATCCCGGCGTTGTAGCTCGCCTGGGCAAGTCGGTGGCGATCAAGTGCGGGTCGCGGTGCGCGCCATTGAGCGCTGAGGGTGGCCATGTAGTAGGCACCGGCCTCGATCGCGAAGGCGGCTTCATGCGGGCTTGTGCCATGTGGAAAGCTCATGCGATGCGCGACATCACGCCATGTGCCCGGCATGAACTGCGCAAGGCCAGCCGCACCCACAGGCGAGACGGCCTTGGGGTTTAATCGGCTCTCCTGATAGAGCTGCGCCTTCCATGCAAGCCAGTCGGGATAGTTCACCCAATAGAGATTGACTGCTTGCTTGATATCCGCGTCGTATCGATCAGGAAAGGAACTGGCCTGCGAGCCAGACCACGGCATAGAAGCGGAGGCCGTGATAGACAGCAAGAGCCAGAGGGTTCTGTGCAATGACATCCCACACCTTTGATTTGAATTGTCCGTGAATGCCCATCGTGTAATCGAGCCACCGCAGAAAGCCGATGACGACACCGAGGGCGATCAGGAAATAGGCGAGCCGCACAAAGAAGCTGACGATGGCAAAATCGGGAATAAGGTCGAACATCTGAAAGCCTCTTGCATGGTCAGGTGCGTTTCGCGCACTGTCATTGCAAGGTGATCCTAAATCCCGAAATTCGGCACCCCGACAACTGTCGGGGTTGATCACATGAAAAAGGGCGGCACTTTGGCCACCCGGTCTATGTCATCCCAATCAAGTCATTCAGAAAAGCTCTCCCTGGTTGTCGCGGCGCTTCTTGGCCGCCAGACGCTCCACCGTGCGCAGATGCACGCCCGCCTGACGCGCCGCCTCGCTCTGGCTTGCACCTTCCTCCAGCTTCCGGGCCGCGATCACACGACGCTCCAGCGCACCGGCAAAGGGGCCCATCGGCACGAGCACCGAACCATGCCCGATGGCGTCGCACATCTTGCGCGCGCGTTCCTCGCCCATCAACTCGACAAGCCGATGGCCCCTGCTGAACTCGCGCGGGATATACAACGACCGTCCGCCCCATTCCCGTGCGACAAGCAACGCCGCTTCTTCACCCGACGCTTCAGCGATCCGGGCGAGGATTTCAGGAAGGGCAATGGACGGCTCATCTGTCATGCCTTCGCCTTTCCGACGTGCATGGGGCAGCCCGGCTTGTGCGGCGCTTTGGAATGGGCATCGCAGGTGCAGTCAAACAGTGGTGTCGGCATTTTCGGCTTGGGCTTGTAGCCATAGGACTGCAGATAGCTCTTGCGAGCCTTCAGCCATGCCTTGTAGGGCCAGAGTTCGCGCTGCCCGAAGGGATAGGCCGCGTCGACGATCTTCATGCGCTCTTGAAGCGTGGCGTCTTCAGGCATCGTCTCATGTGCCCTGCGGATTGCTTCTCTTGCTCTCTCGCTCCAGCGGCTCATTGATGCATCTCAAAGCATTCGGGCGTCGTACAACGCGCATGGCAATGTCCATTGCCCGGCGAAAACACATAGTCGATCCGTCCCGTCTTGCAGGCAGGACAATCGATATGCCCACTCGTGCCAGGCATAGCTCCCGGCAAGGCAGCGAGGCAAAGGACCATGCGCTCGAAGATAGCCTTCCATCTGACGTTTTCGGCTTCGACTTCTTCCGCCGTGAATTCTTCGCGCTGGTCACATGGCCTCTTTGGGTTCGGCAGGCATGCCAGCGCATTGCCATGCACTTTCCCGATGTCGACCCCGGCCCGGCAGATCATCCGACCTTCATAGGCATAGTGACGGCAATGTCCGCTCTTCGCGCTCATAGCTGTTCGTCCTTTCTGAATATCCAGCCGCCCAGGCACCGCGTTTCGACGATCTCGAAGACGTCGCAATAGACTTCGCTCGTTGCCTGCCATCCCTTTGCCGCCTCAAGTGCATCTGCATCGCTGGCCTTTGGCAGGAAGAAGGCGCGCTGATTGGTGACCTGTCCCGCAATATTGCGATAGACAGCGATGTGCGAAGCGGGCGGGAGCGCCAGAAGCGGGATGGCTTTTGGGGCAAGGGACATGTCGCTCATCTCAAGCCTCCACAACGATGCGCAGGCGCGCGTCGTTGCGCTTCTTGCCGATCGGTCGCTGAAACATCGTCACGATCTGGGCAAGACGCGGGCAATAGATCACGCGGACGTCATGACCCTTGATGTTCATCTCGACGTGATGATGGCCACGCGGGTCTATGTTGCCGAGCTCGCCAGCAGCGCATTTCGCGGAAAGCTGCAAGACCTCAGGAACCGACAGGGCGATCCCGAGCCGTTCCCATGTGCGCCGCTGGACGTGGCGGATCGCGTTCTCGCGATGCGCCTCGCCATATCGCGGCGTCGTGTGCTTCCTGAGCGGGCGGCGTTTGCGGCTCATCATTTTGCCCGCGCCATTGCTTCGCGCAGCCGCGCACCCATCATCCGCGCCAGACCTTCCGCTTCATCAGCATCTAGGCGCGAGACATAGTCCATCTCCAGATCACACTCGCTCGTGTCGGCGACATGGCGGAGCTTCTTGTAGATCGCTTCACAGAGCTGGCGCTTGGCTGTGAGCCCCGGCACTTCCTCGTCCAGGACGGTTGGTACGATGAAGCCCTTGCGAGCTGACCAGTCTTTCAGCGCTTCAATGACCTTGTTTGCCTGCGCCGGGGTGAGCCAGCTATAGCGCGCCACGCCGGTCTGGCGTTTCACGAAGGCATCGATCGCCTTGTCGTCATTGTTCTCGACGACGCCAAGTTCCCAGAGGTTGAGCCACAGAGCCGTGATCAGCGCCGCCTGCCCGTCGCGCGGGCCGTTTCTGGGAGCCTTTGTCTTGCCCGACGTGGCGACGACCTTCGGCTGCGAATGTTTCACGCGAAACCCCTGAGACTTCAGCGCCTTCATGACCTTGTCGAGCTCGGTCTCGGTCATGGCCGAGCACGAGGCTTTGCCAGTGGCCCGCGTCAGGACGTCCCGATAGACCTCATCGCTGAGCTGCCGATCCCGCTTGGCGACATGAATGAGGCGAATGAGCTGCGTGCGGCGATCCTGTTTGGGACTAGCTGACATGGGCGCGCTCCTCTGAGGGTCTTGTTTCACGGGGAACATTGAGCGCACGGGCAACGCGTGTGGCTTCCAGCCCGAGCAATACGACATGGTCGGCAGCGTCGCCCGATGGTGAGAACCCGCCATCAACGCGATCGTTGAACTGCGCGACGAGCTCATGCGGCTTGACGCCAAGGGCTGCGCAAGTCTCAAGGCAACGCCGGTGAAGCCGGACAGCAGCTTCTCTGGCAGTGCCCAGGGGTGTTTCATCGGCGTTGAAACGGTCCCTGCAAAGGGCCTTCGAGCCTGCGTTCCAGATGTCGAGGAATTTGGCGCGAGCCTCACCCTTCAGGATGTTGCGCATGGGAAACGTGGCCCAGAGAAGATCGTTCAAGGCTTCCGCGACGGGTGACATGCTTTGCGTTCCTGATCTGTGAGTGGGATTAACACAACAATCGAACGTGGATGGCCGGGAAGTTTACGGATGCGCTTGCGGGCTTCGAGCGCGCCGACGATCTCGTGAACGCGGCTTTTGGATTTTGCACCCATTGCCTGGGCGAGTTCCTGATAGGTCGGGCAAATGCCGATCTCGATGCCTTGCTCGATGAGGGCGAGACAGCGGGTCTGCAATGCGGTGAGCCCGTAACTAACAACGTCTGAAAACGCGCGCTGGTTGACCCAGAGGACAATGCCCTCCCAAAGATCGAATTCGGCGTCGCTCGTGATGTTGGCGACCATCGTACCGTTTGCGTCTCTGACGCTCGTATCGTCAACCGTATCGCAAATAGACCAGGGCAAGGGATATCTGCCGATATTCTGCGTTGCAATTTGAGTGGTCATTTTCTCAGCTCCTTCGCGAATGCCTGGGCGGCCACCACGAAGGGAACGGGCGCGCCGACCGGAGGCAGTGTGTCATTGGCGGCCGTGCGGAAGGTCTTTTCGTCAAGATCAACCCAGATGTAGGGACGTTCGCGCGACTGGCGTTTGATCCATGTGTAGGGCGCTTCATTCGCGGGCGCGATCATCGCATTGAGATTGTCGAGGACGTAGTCGGCCTTGTCGGTTGTGACGACCAGCACGGCATGACCTTCGCCGCTCCAATCACGCACGACCGTGAGCAGCAAATTGGAGGGAGACCAGCCGCGAGCGATGAGCAGCTTGCGCTTCAACATCGCCATGTCCTCACAGTCGCCGCCTGTGGCGTCTGGATATGACCATTTTTCGCTTACGCCATAATGCGCGATGTCTTCGATTTGGGGCACATTCGCATTCACGTAATCATTGACGGCGTTGAGCTCGGACCATCGTGCGGGCGTCAGTTGCGCCCTGGCGGGCATGTCCGTGCCGCCTTCGCACTGTGTCGGGTCGCTCAGGCAAAATCCGATGAAGCCCATAGGCGGCAGCACTTGCTGACCGATGGCGAGCTGCGAGGACCTGACAGGTGTCGTCTGACAGCCAGCGACGAACAGCATGGCTGCACCGATCAGCAAGAGGGAATGCCTATGCATCGGATGCCTCCTGCCTTTCGATCGCCGCGCAAATCTGGCGCTCGGTATTCAGCCCGTCCTGGAGGGCGCGCATGGCGCGGCCGATGTCGCCATCGATGGCAGCGGCTGTAAATCGCTTGTTGGCGAACGCGATCCGCTGGGCGAGCTTTTCGGGTACCATCGTCTCGTGATGATCACAGAGCAGCCGCCCGAGAGGCCGAAGCTCGGCACAACGCTTGACCCGGCAGAGCTTGCGCAAGGTGAGCGGTTGAGCCTGCAGCGTGGCGGCGGGACTATTCATCGGCCCCGTCCTCACGTGCGCGTGCACGCGTAGCAGGTTTCGTGCCAGATAGAGCGCTCTCGTAAAGTTCGACAAGCGCATCGCGCTCTTGAACATCGGCGCGATCCATCTTTCGGCGTGACAGGACTACCCGCATGATGGTGACGTCGAAGCCCTCGGCCTTGGCTTCCTGATAAACTTGGGACTTGTCGCTGTTCAGAGCTTCGATATCTTCGTTGAGCCGCTCGATCCGCTGAAAGAAATCGCGCAGGCGTCCTTTGGCAAAGCTGTTATCGCCTTCACGGCGCGGCGTCTCTTTGGACTTAGTTGTCATCAATCAAGTTCCTCTTCATAGGGTTGCAGGCGTTTGTTTCCTTGGTCGGGTCGCGGTCGGTTTCTGTCGCGACGAGATACTTGGGTGCGTTGGTGCAATGAGCGCGCACGACCGAGATCGCGCCTTTGCTATGACGCGCAATCGCAAACGCGAAAACCGCATGGAAGCCCATTTTGCGAACCGCATAGACCTTGTTGGGTTTCTTCCTGCTCATGGCGCACCTCACAGCTTTGCGATGTCGAGTGAGATGGGCTCATAGTTCTCGGTGCCGGGTGTGCGTCGGTAAAAACGCATGTAGCGCTTCGAGCCGACACTCTGGATGCTGTCCGAGATCGCCGTCATGGCGCGCTTCCATTTTTCGTCTTCGATATTGTGACGCCGCAGCCCGAGGACGCGCGCGGTCGAGACTTTGCCCGCCTTGTCGACCTGAAAGGCGTCGTTGATCAGCGCCATGAGTCCGGGGTGCGCTGTCGCACCCCATTCGCGAATGCATTCGTCGATCAATGCCTTGGCGGCCTGCAGGCGTTCATCGAAAGCAATGTGCTCCATAACCTGCACTTCGAGTTTCAGGCTGTGGTCGAAGCTATAAAGCGTCACATTGCCTTTCTTCCCGCCGATATTTGCTCCGTATTCGGAGAAAGATAGGTCGATGAATGCATCGAACTCTGAAAAGAGCTTCTGCTTGAGCTCGACCATCGTGTCATGCTCGATCAGCACATTCTCGATCGCGTTTTTGACAAACTCGTCGCGCAACCGGTCGAGCGGCTTTATGTTCACTTCCGGGACAAGGTTACCTTTCGGGTCTTTCCAGAAGCCAGCGGGTATGTCGGTCATAGAGGTCACCATAGATATCTCCTTGGTCCGGGCTTGCCGTAATTGCCGGTCGTGTTCCGAATGCTCACGCCGAGCGAATAAAATCCGTTGTGATAGCGTTCCAGCTGGCGCTGTCGTGCTTTGGCGATTTGTGCTTCCTTGCGCTGCCGCTCCGCGCGCGCCGTGCCGATTTCCCGGAGCAGGGCCGGGACCATTTTGACGATTGACACAAGCTGAGGTGCCGACCGCCTTGCTGGCTGATCAGGCAGAAATCGAATGGGCATTTCGTTCCTCCATGTAGCCGATCTTGATGAGCGCTCTTTCCAGAGCGATGAGCTCGCGCATGCAGTCGAAACGCGAGGGGACTGATCTCGGGTTGTCGGCGAGGGTGTTGATCTTCGTCATGAACAAAACCGCCTGGCATGCCGCCTCATCGAGATCGCGGATGACTTGTGCGATGGCGACGACATCGCGCGCATTGATGTCGACGGCGAAGGGTCCGTTATCGAGAACCTTCTGCGCGAACCTGAGGACGTCGAATTTTGGCAGTCCGTCCTCAGCGATGGCCTCAGCGGCTTTGTCGCTCATAATCGGCCACCGCTGACAAGGCTCAGCTGAGTGCATCCGCTCGGCGATGGCGTGCCGCGCAGATGAGGCAGCACATTCGCCTGCTCCAGTTGCTCGATGTCGTCGGCGACTTCGCGCAGCCGCACTTCAAAGACGGCAAAAAAGCCCTTTGACATCTGGTCAGCATCGACATGCGCCCGCATGCTGCCGATAAGGTTTCGAAGATCGTTGGAGATCATTTGCTCCTCCCGATGGATGAATGTTTGCAACCGCCCCTGCAGGCTGCATGAACGCGCGGCCGCACCGGGTTCTGAAAGGTCAGAGGAAGGTCCTGCTCGCGCACGCAGCGCGCCCGGCTGATTTCACCGAGTACCGGGCAAATCAGGTTCTGGGCGAGATAGACGCCCTGCACTTTCTGGGCGATTTTATCGACGTTGCCGGGATAGGCATTCGCCAAAACCCGGCTCACGACCGTCGATGAATTGCCGATGACGGCGGCAACCTTGTTCTGGCTCGTCTCATCGCAAGCCTCCGCCAGGGCGATCACCCAATCCGGGATGTCGGCACCCCATGCAGCCTTAGCCTTGGTCACCGCAGTGGTGCTCATAGCGACACCTCGCTGAAGTCGATGATCTGATCGATGTTCGGATCGGTGAGGCGGCGCGTCTTCCAGTTGACCATCGGCGCTAAAGCACCGGTGTCATTCAACAGGAGCGCGATCTTGTAGCCATTGGATGTGGGAGCTGTGCCTGCAACGCGCTTGCCGAGCATTTGCACGTAGCCTGCGAGCTCCAGCGCCTTCAGATATTTGTAGACGCCGTCGCGTTGCACCTTGGGATCGCCGTCGCAGACATTGGCGAGAAGATCGAGTGTGCTAATCCTTCGGCGCAGCCTAAGTGTCTTCCATATTTTCTGGCGGAGAGAGTTAGGCTTAGGCTTTGCCTGCCCTGTCGCTTTGCGTTGTGGACCGGGCTTGTATCCTGCAGCGTCTGCCGCGATGCCTTCCTTGGTGACCTGATAGGAACCGTTGCTCCTTCGAACGACATAGCTATCTGTGATTAGACGACTGACGACGGCCGTGATCTTGTTGCGTTTGAGGTCGTTAAGGTTAACCGCCAGCTCATCAAGAGAAATGGCAGTCTTGGCTGTGGCCAAATTTCCTAGGACGCGTGCGCCTGCGCCGGGCTTGCGAGCGCCGCTCACGCTGAGAGCCTTACGGCAGCCGAGCGAGCCTTGCCATCATTAGTGAGCGATGTCAGTGGTATATCCGCCGCGGCCATGATCTTCTTGCCGTGCTTCCTACCAAAGCGTTCCACTTCGGCGATGGCGTTCATCATTTCGCGCAGCCTACCGGACGTTCGCAGGTGGATTTGAGCAACAAGGTCTTCCGCGATTTCGATGCCTTCGCATAATTCAGTGCAGCAAATAGCCACGTCCTCTAGTGTGCAATAGTCGAACACGGTGACGTCGGCGATGCGTGAGTAGATCTGATCGAAGCGCTTCAGCGTTCGCGATATGCCGAGGTGACCACCGATGATTACAGGCGTCAGGGTCATGTCAGAGATATCGCGAAACACCTCGACGACGCGCTTGTCTTTCAGACAGTGCTGAATTTCATCAACGATGATA